CGAAGACCGAATACACGCAAAAGGTGTCGCACGGCTCGTTCATCAATGTGCCCAAAGGGACCGAATACAAGAACTCGCCGTTGGCCAACCAGGGCGTGGGTCAAGCGTTCGTCACGATCCGTCAAGCTCTGTCGCGCGTGATCGGCGGCAACTGGCTGATGCCCGAGTACATGATCTCGATGGACGCCAGCAACGCCAACTATTCGTCGACCCTGGTCGCCGAGTCGCCCTTCGTGAAATTCTGCGGTCGGCAACAGCGGGACTTTTCGACGCTGACCCGCGAAGTGCTGTGGAAGGCGCTCGACGTGCTTTGCCGGGCCGGTTGGTTCCGTCGCTGGGGAATTTTTGGTGTAGACGACCTGGCCGACCGGATCGACCTGAAAATCACCGGGCCGCTGGTCGCCGCGCGAGACAAGAATGCCGAGACGAATCGCAACAAGATCCTCAACGACGCCGGTCAACTGTCCGACGAGTCGTGGGCGGAGAAAGAAGGTTTGGACCGGCAACGTGAAGTGGCACGCGGTGCCCAGCGATCGGCCGCGACCCTGCCCGGCGGCAATCCGATCATCGGTCCACGGACGATGGAATCGCGGGCGGCCGAGGCGTCGGCCCTGTTGTGGGAGTCTTATCCCTGATGCCCGATTTGCCGACACGCGCGAAACGAGAGCGGGAACTGGCCGCGGCCATCTTAGTGCTGTTCCGCGCGCACCGCGACGATTGGCGAGACGACGCATTTCGGCAACGTCTCGCCGACCTGTTTCGAGAGCGGTTGGCGGGCGTTTACGGCGATGCGGCCCGGCACATGGCAGCCGCCGAGCGGTGGGGCTTTGATTTGGGACACGTCGACGTGTTGGCCGATTCGTGGGCCGATCGAACGAGTCTCGGCCTGGCCGGCGACATCGTCACGAGCACGGTGAAGAAACTGGCCGCCGGGATCGATCCGGATGCGGTCTTTAGCGCCGAGCGGGCCGGATCGATCGCGGCCACCGAGACCACGCGGGCCGTCTCGGCGGGCGAGTTGGGGATTTTGGCCCTGGCGGCTGAACTTTTGGATGGGGAGGATGGCCGCCGCGATCGTGTGTGGCGCACGTCCGAGGACGGGGCAGTGTGCCCGGTCTGTGCTCCGCTGAACCGCAAATCGGAAGATTCGTGGCGGCACGCGTTTCCCGATGGGCCGCCCGCCCACCCGAACTGCCGCTGTTTTTTGCAATACAGGAAGAGACCATGAAAACGCAAACGCTTTTGGAAGTCGTCCAATCCACAAACCCGCAAGTCGACGCCGAAAAAGGTGTGATTCGCGACGTGCGGATTTTGGGTGCCAAGTCGGCCAATGGTCGGGAATACACCCGCGAAGCGATCGCCAACGCAGCCGGGCTCTACGAAGGCAAGCGGGTCTACTGCGATCACCCGCGGCCCGGCGAGAGCCCCACGGCCGAGCGATCCATTCGCGATCGGGTCGGCTGGCTCGAAAACGTCCGCGAGCATGATGGCGGGCTCAATGGCGACTTACATCTGTGGCTTTCCGACCCGGTGGCCCCCAAAATTCTGGAGGCGGCGGCCAAGAAACCGGACCAGTTCGGCTTGTCTCACAATGCCGAGGGGCGGGTCGCCAAACGGGACGGTAAGATTTTGGTTGAAGAAATCAAGGCCGTCAGGTCGGTAGATATCGTAGACGACCCCGCCACGACGCGGGGACTCTTTGAGAGCATTCAATCAGAACCCGAAGCGGAGCCGAACGGCATGAAGACCACACTCGGAAAACTGTTGGAGCAACTGGCTCCGAAACACGAGGACGCCAAAACGTGGTCGAAGCTGATCGAGGAAGAGATTCCGGCCATTGCCGACGCGCCGGTCGAAGTGGCCGGGGACGCGCCGAGCGAGGAAGATCAAGTGGACGCCGCGTTCAAGGCGATGGTCATGGCTGTGCTCGACAACAAGGAGCTCAATACGGCCGCCAAAAAGAAGAAAATCGGCGAAATCCTCAATGCTCAAGACAAATTGACCAGCGACGACGGTGGCAAGGACTCGGAGGAATCGGCCGACGGCGAGACGCCCGAGAGCATCCAACGCCAAATGGCCGACATGCAGGCCCAACTCGACGTGCGGCAGATGGCCGACGACGCGGGCGTGCGGCTGTCGAAGACGCAAGTCAAGGCGATGGTGCCCTTGAGCGAATCGGAACGCAAAGAGATGATCGCCGACGCCAAGCGGTTGTGCGAATCGACCGGCGGCACTCAAGTTCCGAAGCCGGACAGCCGGGGCCAATCGCTCCAAGAGTCGGGCGATTTCCAGGAACCCAAAGACACCGAGGAGTTCGTTCGCGCGATCACCTGATGAGCGAATCGAAGCGCATATTCCTGGCGATGCCAAGCGGCGGTGGCCATCCCCACATGGCCGCGACGAAGGCGTTTTGGACCGCGACCCGCGGCCGCGATCAGGTCGTTCGCATGGCCTTTGCCAGTTCGATCCTCGGAAAATCGTTCAATCATCTATGGGCGTCGGCCCTGTCGACGCCGGGCGTCACCCATTTCGCGATGCTGCATGACGACATCGCTCCGACCGACCTGTGGCTCGATACGCTGATCGAGCAATTGGAAGCGTCGCAGGCCGATCTGATTTCCGCGATCGTGCCGATCAAGGACGACCGGGGCGTCACTTCGACGGGCGTCGGGCGACCCGACGACATTTTCGATTTCCGCCGCCTGACCACCACCGAAGTGCAGACGTTGCCTGAGACGTTCGGGCTCGACGACCTCCCCGAAACGATCACCGCGGGTGGTCGCGACTGCCTGTTGGTCAATACCGGGTGTTGGGTCTGCGACTTGCGGCGTCCTTGGTGGCGAACCGTCGACGCGCGCGGGCACCTGAAATTCCATTTCACGATTCGCGATCGCGTCACCCGTCGCGACGACGGCCGGTACGTGGCCGAGTTCGCGCCGGAAGATTGGACCTTTTCGCGCATGTGCCACGCGGTCGGCGCGAAGGTCCGAGCGACGAAAGTGGTCCACGCGACCCATTTCGGCGGTCGAGCTTATTCCGCCGACGACGTGTGGGGCGAAGCGATCGATACCGAGGCGATTTCATTTCACGCACAAAAGCCGGGCAAGTTAGCCGTGGCATCCACTTGATTTCGAGGAGTTCCGAAAATGTCGAAGGACTTGACGCTGCCCGCCCACCTGGCCGATCACTTGGTCTACTCCGATTCGTGGGATTTCCTGGAGCAACCCGAAGTCTTCTCGTTTCCGTGCGATCCGGTGACGGCCCACGCGGACGCCGACGGGGACGTGGCCGCCACGCTGATCGGCGTGATTCCCCGGGCCTCGCGATTGGTCGGGGCCTATTTGGTTCCGTCGATCAATAGCGCCGGAATCGACGCCAACAACACGTCCGCTTTCGTCGTCTCGATCGCGGGAACGACCGCCATCAGCAAAACGAACGTGGCCGACATCGTGGCCGATACGCCGGTCGCCTTCGACGCGCCGGCGGTGACCGATGTGGCGGCCGGTTCGGCCGTCAAACTGGCGATCACCAACGGCACCAATGCCGACACCAACTCGGCCATCTGCCACGTTTCGTTGGCCTTGGCCGACGCGAACAATTTTCCGGCCAAGGGCCTGAAGGTCATCGCCCCCAACGGCGGGACCTGCACGATCGCCGACGGGGTCAAGGGCGTTTGCGCCCTGGCTCCCGGTGCCACCGACAATGACGAAATCTATCTGGCCACCACCGACGAGACGATCAAATTCCTCGCCGGCAAGGTCTTCATCGCGGAAACCGAAATTCAGTTCAGCGAGGCGAACACCGACGACGCGAACGTTCTGTTCGGCATGATGAACGCGGTGGCGGCCAACGCCCTGATCGACGACGGCGGCGGGCCGCGGGCTTCGGGCGACTACGCGGCGATCTGGAAGGTCGACGGCGGCACGGTCTGGCGGGCCGGCGTCCAGAGCAACGGCACGCAAAAGCCGACGACCGACACCGATTCGGAAGTCACGGCCGGCGGCTCTTCGTACCAGCGGTTGCGGGTCAAGGTCGTCTGCGAAACGTCGACCCGAGCCTACGCCGAGTTCTCGGTCGACGGCGTGAACATCGCCACGACCCACTTCGATTACGCATCGGCCACCGAGATGCAGTTGGTCCTCGGCGTGAAATCCGGCGGTGCCAACGCGGAGACCCTGAACGTCGACCGCCTCAATTACGCGGTCCTACGATAACCGAGGAAAGCATTCTGGCGGGCGTTGGCCTCTGCCATTTTTTGAACGATTCACGGAGAAACGAGCATGTCTTTCATTAACGCCCAAAAGCTGCGCCAGATGCGACGGAACCTTGGTGGAGCCAAGACGGCCGAGCACTTGACGGAAGCTCTGCGAACCAATCAATTGAAGCCGACCGATTTTTCCGTGACCGACCTGGCCGAAGGCCTGGTGGAAGACGGCATGGAGTTCGTTCGCAACTGCGATCCGCGACGGGCCGGCGACGGCAATGTGGGGCTCATGGAAGCGGTCGATACGGCCGCGTTCAAGACCGTGTCGGGCCAATTGATCGGCACGGCGATCATGCAGGAATACAACAACCCGCAATTCGTCGCCGATTCGTTGCACACCAATCGGCCGACGCGACTAAACGGCGAGCGGATTGACGGCATCACGCAGATCGGAGACCAAGCGGCCGTGGTCGATGAAGGCAAGCCGTACCCCGAAGCGGGTGTCGGTGAAAGCTGGATCGAGACGCCGCAAACGACCAAACGCGGCATGAAGATCTCGATCACGAAGGAAGCCATTTTCTTCGATCGGACCGGCGTGCTGTTGAATCGATGCAGCCAAGTCGGGCGATGGCTCGGCGTCAACAAAGAGAAACGCATCATCGACATGGCGTTGGGCGTGACGAACAATTACAAGTATCGCGACACGGCCTACGACACGTTCCAGACCACGACGCCGTGGGACAACGTGGTGGCCAGCAACGGGCTGGCCGATTGGACCGACATCGACGCCGCGATGCAAACCTTCGGCGCGTTGACCGATCCCGACACGGGCGAACCGATGATGGTCACGCCGACGCAAATCCTCTGCCATTCGTCGATTCGCAAGACGGCCGACTACATCCTGAATTCCACGCAAGTCGTCCGCGACCCGAACGCCAACGGCGGCACGGCGAACAACCAGCAGTGGATTCCGAACAACGTCTTGATTCCGGGACCTTACGAGGTCATTAGTTCGCCGTGGATCGACGCTCGCTACACGGCCGGGTCCGTCACCACGACGACGTGGTTCTTCGGCGACTTCCGTCGGGCGTTCGCCTACATGGAGAATTGGCCGATCACGGTGGTTCCGATGCCCGCGAATTCCACGGCGGAATACGAACTCGACATCATGGCCGGCTGGAAGGTCTCCGAACGGGGCGCGGTCGCCGTCATGGAACCGCGAGAGACGCAAAAGAACACGGCCTGATCGCCGCATTAGGCGTGGAGGGCGGTACTATTCTCAGGCAATCAGAGCGAGGGTAAGAACGTGGCGAAATTTCAAGTTTCCCATCGGGGTGTCGTGGGCGTCGAGACCATCGAGGCCGCCAACGAAGAGGCGGCCATCGAGTCGTTTCGCGAGAAACACGGCAAGATCGAGACGGTTCACGAGTATACGGTCGAGGAAGTCGGCCAACCGGAGACAACCGAGCCTGTCACCCAGTTGCCGGCGGATCCTCCGGCGCGGACCGAAAGCGACGCGCCGGAGGCGTCCGTTATCGACACACCGTTGGCCGATCCGACGCTTGCGGATCTCGGCATCGATGGCGAGGCGGCCGAACTGTTGACCGAAAACGGCTTGACCACGCGGAGCAAGATCGTGGCCTTCGCGCAGAGACACGACGGCTTGACGATCATCAAGGGGATTGGGCCGGCGACCGAACGGGAGATCCGCGAGGCCGTCCAGGCTAGCGAATAACGGAGCGTCATGGCCACACCGCTGGAAAACCTGAAAACACGACGGGCCGCCATCTGTGAAGAGTTGGCGGCCCTTTCGTCAAGTGCGGCCGGTGGTAAACCGAACAGCGGCCAGATCGATCACACCGGCTACAAGGCCGGTCTTTATCGTGAACTGGAAGAAATCAACAAGCAGATCGAGAACCTACAGGCCGAGACGGACGGGGCCTGGTTCGAGACGCAACGGATGGTGACCTGATGACGCTGGCCGCCGACTTGCAACTTGACTACCAGCACATCGACGGGATCGAGACGGTCACGCACACGACCGGCACGGGAGCGACCACGGCGACCGTTAAGGCCCTTCGTGTCGA